ATGTTGTTGGTGTTTCTTCTTCAGGAGCTTCTTCAGCTGGTGCTTCAGGTGATGTTTCAGGAGCAGGAGACTCAGGAGATGGAGTTTCAGGTGTTGTTCCTTTTTCAGGGGTTGGTTTAGCACCATAAGACAAAATTCTAGCGATTGCCTCTATACAGTTTTGCTCTTCGTTTAAATTTAATAAATAATATTTTTTACCTTCTATTTTAGCAATCCAAGATCTATCAGTATATATAAGATAAAATGTTTGATCATTACCTAATATAATACGAAATGTAGTAGGACGTGGTGCTACCCATTCAATATCTTTTAAAAACAAATCATATTGATCTGTTAATAGTTTAATAATAGTTTCTTTAAGGGTAGGAAATTTAGATAGTACTGGAAATCGTTCATTATCTAATGATACAATAGAAGGACTATCTAAGTCTACTTCTGTTGGTTCTGTACTATTAGAGTAAATTTTTTTTACTAAATTCTTAATTTTATCTTTTAATTCGTCTTTAGTCATTTGATATAGATAATATACTATTATAATCGTCCATAGTGAGAGTTTTACCTTCTTTAGATAACTCAATAATATTTTCTGCTACTTTATGCAGATCCATATCACTTTGAGCATCTTCTTTAGCATATTCCATAATACGAATTAATAAAGGAATATCTAATATAGCGGTATCAGTTGGATTTTCAGGACCCATTAAGGCCTTTCTAACCATTTCTCTAATTCGTTGTTTATTTTCTTTCATTGCTGATGATTCAGCTCTTTTAAATGCTGCTCCTGTCATTACTTTTTCAGCATCAGCGCCATATTTGTTAATCCAAGATTTTTTATTATGCTTGTATTGATTAAAAAATTGTTTTTGTAATGCTAGTATGCGTGGAGTAGGTTTCATTTATTTTGCTTTTGCTTCGGCAACAGAGGCTTTGTTATATAAGGCGATAACTTTTTTCATTTCTGAAAGTGCTTTTCTAGCTCTACCTTTTGCTGCTTTACCTGTGTCTTCGTGATTTAGTTTTGCTGTTTCATACAACCCACTAATTTGTTCAAATAGTTCTTTTGTCATTTTGTTTTTTGTTTTTAATTATGTATAACTGTTATTTTTTAGATTCACCTAAAGGTTGACCACCTAATACTTGTGTTCTAACAAGCATTGTGATAGTGTTTCCAATTTGTTGCATTAATTTTTCATCGCCTAATTGTTTAGCATTAGCAAATGCTTTTTGTAAAGAATCCTGAATTGATTTAATTTTAGGATCAATGTCTGCTTCAACAGCAGTATCAGGAGTAATAGTATCAGTAGGCATTTCAGTGTCCATTGATGGTTCTACTGTGTCTGTGTCAGCACCCATATCTAATTCTACTGAGTCATCTTGTGGTGCTACATCTTTTTTCTTTTTCTTAGCTTCGCCTAATGATGAATGTACTAATTCTTTAATTTTGGTTCTAAGTGAATTTTCGTTTATTGCTTGATTATACTCACTTTCAGTAATTAAACCAGCGAGTTTTTGCATGTGTAAAAGTTGTTTGCTCATTTGAGTATATTTTATTATAAATATTGGAAATTTTAATTAAGGTTTATTTTTTAAATAATCTGTTAAAATACTACCTATCGCGCCTATTTTTTGTCTGATTAATATCCATTCATCTAATTTAAAACTATGTTTTTTATCATAATATGATATAGCTAACACACCAATAAAGTTACCATTTAAATCATCAATAGATAATAAGTAAAATGATTTAGTTTTATATTCTTTACCTTTTACTGGGAATAAACCACAGTCGATAGTATTATTTGAAGTATCAGGTATATCTATTTCATTCTTTTTATATAGTAATGAAAATACTTTTGGAAATAAAGATACAGGTATATTTTGAAATATTTCTTTAATTGATAGAGTTTTCTCAGTAGTACGTTCATAAAATATACTAAATTTTTTAATTGATTTACCTGTTGGATAAAAATTACCACCATTATGGAATTGTGAAATACATATTCTATCACAACCTAATTCTTCCATAAGTTGTTCAATTTGTAAATCAACTTTTTCATCTTTTTTAATTGACTCACCTAATAACTCATCACTAGATTTTTTATTAAAAAATTTAATTTTTATCCATTCTAAAATAGTTGGTCCTATTAGAGATGTTATTAAAGCTACAATTATAGATATTGTCACTGGTAATGTACTCATAATTATTTTTTAAGACTTTGTAAATATTTAATTGTTTCTTCTTTGTTTTCTAACAACTTTTTCTTTGAAGAACCAACCCATTTTTCTATATCACCTGCCTCTGTAATAAATGAGTCATTGGTTGTGTTGATAAGTTCATCAACCCAAGTATCATAATCTTTAATTATATTATCTAAATCTGAATTGATAATGTTTTTTTCATATTCTTCCCAAAGTCCTAGTTTGCGAAGATCTGTTTCGAAATCAATTTGGCAATTAAAACATCTTTTATATTGAATGTAAAATAATTTATCATGTTTATTTTTCATTAAATTAGAACAACAAGGACAAAACAATGGAAGAGTTACTTCTTTCTTTGCCTTATCTAATTTAGTAATATTTTGTTTGATGCCTTTTATAATAGTCCACTGTCTTCCATCTTCTTCCCATATATCTCCTTCATCATAAAAAACTTGTTTTTTACTATAACCTATACCAGCAGCAGTTCTTTCACCTTGTTTACCTGTCATTAGGTTACGAAGACGCTGAACATCCGCTGATTTAAAATCCTTTTTTAAAACGTTTTCAGACATAAATTATTTTTTAATTTTCTTTAAAAATGATTGATAATAAGTATCTCTCATTACTTTTTGTTCTTCAGGATCTAATTCATCCCATTTTTTAGCTATTTTTTTAGCAGTATCTAAAACCATTTGAGAATAATCTCCTTTTATATGACCTTCTTTTTCGGCTTGCTTAATTAATTTTTCAGCTGTGGATAAATTTTCTTTTAATAATTTCAGTAATTGTTCTTTAACTGAATTGTATAATTCTTCATTTATTGATTTTTGTTTAGATAAATCATAATCTTTTCCAGATACTAATTTAGCATTTTTTAATATATTTTTAAGATTTTCTTCGTCACTTACTGGGAATTTAAGAGTAGAATCATCTATTTTAACTGCTGATAAACTAGATTTTTTAGTTTGTTTATCACTTATTGATTTGAAATAATCTTCAACTAATTTTATATTATAAGAATTTATTTGAGGAAAAACAAATTCAGGTGTTTTAACTAAATCTCTTTTATCAAATTCTCTATTAACAGTATTTTCTATTTCTTTATAAAAAGGTTTACCGTAAGTTTTATATATTTCTATATTTTTATCTTTTGTTGATCTTATATTTGGCCTATCACCAAACACTTGTTCTTTAATTTTTTTAAGATCAGTATTTTCTATATTAAAGCGATGTCCTGTTAAATTTTTAGGATCATTAATTGTTTGTTTAAGTTTATCTGCTGTGTATTCTCCTAAACCTTTTAGATATAGTTCATTTTTAGATGAAAATTTTTTAAGACCATTTTCTTCTTCTTCTTGTTCAACTAATCTATATTTGTATGTGTTCATATTATTTATTTTTAATTGAATCTTCCCAATTTCTAAAGATCATATTTCCGTTAAGATATGCTTCTTTTTCCAAATCCTGTAAGTTAGAATCCTTATTAGTATTAGTAGTGTTAACATTGTTTAATCTTTCCTCGTTATCTTGAATGCGATGGATCATTTCATGTGAGTATGAACGTAACACATCTTTTGGATGACGATTTAAAGTATATAAAGTGATTGAACAACTACTTGGATCATAATATGCTGTTTTGCCTAAAATGTTATCAGCGTTTTCTATATCGTTGTTTATGATTTTAACTTTAGGTAAAGGTGTAATATTATAACCTTGATCTATCATATATTTAGTTAATGATGCTAAAGCACTTCTAAAGTTTATAGGTTGTTGAGTATGCATACAACCACAGTTTTCCATTAATTTTTCTGGTCTTAGAAAATATTCATTATAGAAATATTCTAGTGCTTTAAGATGTTCACCGGTTAATTTATTTTTAAGAATATTATATATTTTATTTGGATCTTTTTTTAATGTATCAAATATATCAGCGTATATCGCCCAATATTTCATTTCATAGTCCTCTAATTCATTTAAATTAAAGTTTAATAAAGGTTGTATAAGTTCTTTAACTAATAAATTCATAATATAAACATACTTGAATAGTCCAAGTCACTAATAAATATTAAAAAATTATGGAAACCTATGATCCTATCTGAATCTCTGTAGGTAGTTGTTCTCCTGTTGCTTTAGTTTCAGGATGATCTAGTTTATATAACTCATGTATATAACCAAATAATTTTAAATTTTCTTCAATAGATTTTTCAGGTTCATATAGTTCCCATCCTTTACCTTGAATACCTTTACCTTTTTTATCCTCACCACGTTTTGATGACTTTAACCATATAATACCTATATGATCAATTTTTTCCTCATATAATTCATTCCATGCTTGAGCATATGCTGCTAATTGTAAATTATGACTAGTATGTAATGAGTTTGATGTTTTAATATCTAATAACCATCTTTTACCATCTAATTCTACTACTAAATCACAAGTACCAGCGTAGTTATATATGTCTGAGAATAAATGGATTTCACTTTCAATTAATGTTGGTTTATATGTAGACCAAAACTCATGAAATTTTAAAATCATTTTCCATACTTCTAAAGAATATTTAGAGTATCCATTTCCATCAATCCACTCAATTTTTTCACCCATTAAATATCTTTCAATAGCATCATGAACTTGTGTTCCTTCATCAGCTGCTTTTTTAACAATAAAATCAGCATTATGTCCTACATCTTTAAGCCAGTTTTCAAAAAACTTATTTTTAGGCATATGCTGTAGTATACTAGTGACTGATGGATATATTTTATCATTTTTAGTATAGTATCTAGTATCTAAAATATTAACACGTTTAGATTCATAATCAATTTTAACCAGACGTGTGACACTTTTTTTATTCACATTTACATTTTTTTCTATCATATAATTTGTAATTTTTTCTCAAGTAAATTTGAGAAGGTTAATGGTAAAGTGTTTTGAATTAAGTTAGTAAATTTTTCAAATCCCATTTCACTTGGATCTTTATCTTTAAGATTCACTAAATAAACCTCTTTACCTTCGTTCATTAGTGTTTCACAAAAATTTAATGCTTGTTTAATAGCATCTTTGTCAAGGGCAATATATATTTTTTCAACTGATGAGTTGATAATACGTTTCATTAAACTCTTTTGTATTGTTTTACCTAACAATGGTATAGCATTACGTTTAATAGCAATGGCATCAAACATACCTTCACATAAAGTAATAGGTACATTCCAATTAATAAAATGCTCTAAACCAATGATATCTCTAGTTACATCAGGATTTTTATATTTAATAGACGAGTTTTTATCAAAGTTTCTTGCGGTAAAATAATTGAGATTTCCATTTGTATTATATGAAGGAATAATAATCATATTAGAAAATAATCCAAATTCACAATATCCTATATTATGTTTAATTATATCTTCCTCAGTAATACCTCTATTTTTAAGATATGATATAGCTTTTTTAGCAGTTAAACTATTTGCTGGTAAATTAAAAAGTGAAATAAATTCTTTAGGTAACTCTACTCTTTTATCATCTATAATTTCAATTTGTTTACCATCAGTTTTTACTAACAACCTTAACTGGCTGATTTTACTAGAATCTACCTCTAATTTTTTAAATAAAGTAGTTAATTTTTTACCTTTAAATCCACATACCCAGCATTGATAAAATTGAAAATGGGGTGATGTTTCCTCTAAATTAACTTCTAATTTTAATTTATGATGTTTACATTCAGGACAGTGATAAGCTCTATTTCCCTTAGATGTTGATTTACTTTTACCTAAGACAGAATCAATTAAGAATACTAAAGCATTATTAGTCATAACTTTAATATATGAAATATATTTTTAAAGGCCAAGCTTAGTTTAAAAAGTCTTTTTTATAATAATGACCTAAAATAGTATCATTATAGCTATCTATTAATAATACATCTAATTTTATTTGATATGCTGCTTCCCAATATGTCAGAAGTTTTTTACTAGGGCACACCATCAATATTTCTCTTGTAAATTTATCTTTGCCTGAGATTTTTATTTCTTCAAGTAGTGGTTTATTGCTGCCCCAATATTTTTGCCAATCTGCTTCTTTGATTACTAATTTTTTAGATGGAGTTCTACCTCGTTGAGTTGGTAATGCTTCCTTT